CACAATCCTTGGAACAATTCCGGATTCTATAGATGATATGATTGCAACGGAAGACAGTGAGAGTACTGAGACTGAAAGTGAGTAGTAATGGATTAATAGTTTAAAAATGATAACTTTAAGAAATAGTTAAAATTTAAGGCCTTAAAAAAAACAGCGAAAATAAAGCAATGATACCCGCAAATGCCCTATATACAGGCGTTTTGCGGGTAATCAATAGTTTCGGATACGCACGAGCTAAAACGGATAAATACGAACCGTTAGTGACACGTTAGCGACACACTTTTATTCGTTCGATTTCTTCTTTAAGCCGTTCTAAACTACGATGCAGATACACCTTGTTTGTGACATCCTGGAACGAATGACCGAGCATTAATTTCTTGTCTGTTTCATTCACATAATAGTCATCACATAGCTTGCTGAATGTGTGCCTGCAATCATGTGGAGTATGCTTTTTAATCCCAAGCTTTTCCAGTGTAGCATACATGTCTGTTCTGAAATCTCCGGTGGAGCAAGTTAAAAAAGCGCCGTCTCGTTTTATTCTTCGCTTTACAAGAGGCAATATAGCTGAATGTATAGGAACGATTCTATTTCTTCCGGCATCAGTTTTTAATCCTCCTTTAAGGTAATTTTCATTCCAATTTATTTCTAAATCTATATACTCAGAAATTCTAAATCCTGAGTAACAGATGATTAATAACATTTCCACAACTGGATCTTCTTGATTTTTCCATAAAATTTCAAGTTCATCGTTTTCGAACGGAACCCCTTTTTCGTCATCGTCTTCTGATTTGATTTTTACATAATCAGAATACTTTTTATCACACAAATCATTTGCATCTGCATAAGCATACATCTGGTTAAATAGCACAATTATTTTTTCGAGTGTCGCATGTTTCAACGGACAGTCATCAACTGCTTTCTGCAGGTCGGCTGTAACAAGAGAGCGAAAACTTTTATCGTGTAAAGATTTACAATTATTGTAGGCAGAGCGAAATCCAGCTTCTGATGCAGAGCGTTTTTCACGATTTAAATTGTATTCTTTCCCAAACTTCCAGGCATAAAACTCTTTGAATATGTCCTCAAAAGTCTTCTGATCAGCAACCTCACGCTGAGTCTGAGAGTATTTACTCAAAATTTTTGCAACCTGGCTTCCCAATTCATCGGAACTTCCGGATTCGGTCAGTTCTTTTTCCCTCCCAGGATAATACTCTCCATGCTTATACCAGGTCAGAACTGTAAACCCCTTATACCAATCGTCAACATAACAGAGGGCCTTTATAGACACAGGATTCCCGTTTATATCGAATTCTTTGGTCGGAGGGTAAACTCCATAAGGGTTTGTCCGATTCTTCCCGGATAGGCGCTTAATAGAGCCGTAGCCGTTCGGTAGTTTAGGGTATTTCTTTCGTCTTCCCACAATACACATCTCCTTTCTGGTGCGACGTCGCACAAAAATGGGTATAAAAATAACAGCCAAGCGCAGAACAATGGCTCCGCTTGCAAGACTGCTCCGAAGATGATATAATGTGGCTTGAACGTACTGGTGTATCCTTCGGGGCATTAGTCTTTGAGCCGTTCCTGTTGGTAGCAGGAGCGGCGTTTCTATTTTATTTATACATTTCTTGTTGCATCTTCAAACTTATTCTATACTGTTCTGCATCCGGAACATCAATAAATTCTACTGTTTTATCAAAGTTTTTCTTTACAACATCTTTTATTTCATCAAGAGTTACGTGGAAGAATTCTCTACGCGTATTAACCATATTGAGTTTTCTGTCCTCAAAAGCTTTATGCAGTGCTGTTTCCAACGCTGGCGCATCATCAGAGAAAATCATAGCATGTACATCAAAGTTAAATGGCACAGATGCATCGCCAAGTTCATCAACGCGATCTTGAGGATCCAATCGTCTTGTCATGCCGATCTTGTAAATATCTGGACCAAATGCTCCGATGTTGGATATTACGTATACATATCCAGCTCTTTGGTTTGCTTCTCTGTAATCAATATCTTTTATTGCTTTATCAATATCCTGTAACTGGTTTTCGAGTTCAGATTTCTTAGCCAAAAGAGCGGAGTCCTCAGGAGACTGTTCCAATTGTCTCAGTATATGCTCATAAGCTGTTTGATAGTGTGTTTGTTCTTTCTCAATCTTTTTCCTCTGAGCTTCAATTTCTTTTTGAAGTCTGGCGGCTTCGCGAAGTTCTGCACGGGCAGCTTTTTGAGCTTCTTTTTCTTCCTGTTTCTTTTGCTGATATTCAAATGCTAATCGAAGTTCTTCAACTTTTAAATTCAAATATGCGGGGTTTATGGAAATATCCATAATTGTTCCAAGCTTCGAAATAGACTCTGCAGATTTGTAAATTCGGTTCAACGATGCATCATAGTTAGTATATTTTACGTTAGATATAAGATCATCGCATTCGGTGTTAAATGCCCGAAGTAAAAGCTTTTGCGTGTCATTAACCATTTTACGTCCTTTAGAGAGGCTATCATTTACCCGCCAATTTGTATTTCCAGTTACAGCATCTTTATTTTTTATAAGAGTCTTTTGCTTTGCACGTATCTCAGCCAATTTATCTTTATAGTCAAGAGCATTTGCAAAGCTATAATGTGGACGGTACAATCCAAACTCTTGAACAAGAATTTCATCGTCCAAATCTATAATCTGTTTTTCGCGGTTCCTTATCTCGTTATCCAGATTCTCAATATTAGATACACGGCGCGAAATGTCAGCTTCAATATCTTTTATGTTGCTTTCCAAAGATGATTTTTGAGAGTTGAGCTTGTCTATAAGTCCGTGAAGTTTTTGCGCATCTTGCATTTCTGGTGTGAGTAAAGATTGCGCATGATTTAACTCTCCCTGTAAACGTGCATTTTCTTGTTTTAGTTCTTCAATTTCATTTTTGAATTGTCCAGTTTTAAAAATATCACCAATTCCCATATTTTTCTCCTTCTTTAGTAGAGTGAAAATAAGTAAGTTTAAATAAGTTTTTATATAAACACCAAAGCGATTATATACGTTTAAAATTTTCGACGAAGCTCTACAACTTTCCCAATAATCCTCACTGGTTTTTCGTCAATCTCTTCCCGGCTAAAATACATCGGTTCATAATTAGGATTTAATGAGATAAGAGCAATGCTGTCTGCATATTTCTTTAATCTTTTACACACTCCATCATTCCCGTTCACAAGAGCAATTACAATCTCGTCGGATTCCGCATCATTCTGTCTTTTTACAATTACCGTGTCTCCATTATGAATATCCGGCTCCATAGAATCACCGCTGATTCGAAGTCCAAAGAACTCACCGGTCCGTGCCAGTTCCTCGGGAATCTCTTCTTCGTCGATAACATCTTCAATTGCCTCCAGCGGAATGCCTGCAGCAACTCGACCATATATTTTAATTTTGATACCTTCAGATAAACTTGGTTGATCAACTGAGGTTCCATCAAGTCCCATTAATATACCAGGAGCGGTATTTAAAACTTTTGCAAATGCAATAATTTTAGATTGAGGAAGATCTATGACGCCTTTCTCGATTTTAGCAATCATACTTTTATCGGCATAACCCATTTTAGAAGCCAAATCGGATTGAGTCATATTTAATTCAATTCTTCTTGATTTTATATTTTTATACAGTTGTAACATTCATTCACCTCATTTCATAATCCTACAATAGCATATGATTGAAAATAATTCAACATTTTTGTGCAAATAGGTTGACAGAAATGCAACAGAGTGATATAAAAGAGATGGTTGAATTAAATGCAACTAGAAAGGAGTGGATAAAATGCCGGATATAAAGATGCTAAAGGATAAAATAACAGATAGTGGAATGACAGTAAAAGCAGTTGCTGAAAAATCAGGTATTTTGAGAGAAACATTATACAATCGACTTAAGGGAGTGGGCGAATTCACGGCTTCGGAAATAGTATCGTTGTCAAATGTTTTGAATTTATCTCAAACAGAACGAGATGATATTTTTTTAAAATAAAAGTTGAATGAAATGCAACTAAAATAGAGAAAGAGAGGTGAGGAAGATGAATTACAAACTTTTAATTACAATAGGAATGTGGGTACTTGGAGCAGTATGTGTATGGGTTATGAAAAAAATAGAACCCGATAACAAGATATATCCTGTATGGGCTCTATTCATAGCATTAGCTTTTACCGGGTTCGCGCTGTATGACTGGCTTGGTTGATGCAAGTTCTTCATTAAGAGAGGTGGTTATGGATGTGAGCGTTTTAGTGTATTCGTCACGTTCGTTTCGCGTATAACCATTACCGAAAATACTATCTGCATATTCAAGAAAGCCAGATAGTAAATCATAATTTGATTTATTGCAATACAGCATGGCGATATGGGTGGTTGATTGAAGTTCTTGATATGCTTGGGCGGTTTGTTTAGAAAATGAAAATTGTCCAGCAGCATTTGCAAAATCAGCAAAAGATTTTTTCTTATCAGCATAATAGATATCAAACTGCTTGACTGTAGTTGTCTGTTGCAAATCAAGCCAACGTATATATTCATCATGTTCAAGTTCCATTTTACGGAGTCGAGCATGATGGCGATTGTTTATGATAGCTACAACTATAGGCGATAAGAAAGAGCTTACTGCAATTATCGCAGTAATTGTCCAAGTAATATTTATTTCCATACAAAAACTTCCTTTCATGATTACTCGGCATGGCGGTGCCTGTATCTAAAGTATAGGAGAGATTGAGGAAAGATGCAATAGAGAAAGAGAGGTGAGTAGAATGCAACGATTATGTCCAGCGTGTTTTACAGAACTCGCAGAGGAAGCAAATTATTGTCCGGTATGCGGAAAATGTATGAGAGAGCCGGTGGGGCAGACTTTACAGTATGTAGGAGGTGTGCCAATAACAACAGTATTTGAAATAAAGGATTGTGCAATTCACATTGGAGTAAGCGGAATAGGATTAGAGGAAAACAAGTACAAACCGTAGGAGGCGAATAAAGTGGAGAAATACATCGAAGCATTAAAGGGAATTTCCTATTTTGAATGGATTAAGTTACGGGAAGGTATGGACAATGAATTTAACAGGTTAATCGGTGAATCCAAGAGGACACTCGAACTCACCGATGTAGAACGTGTGGAAAAAACTATTCGTTCACAATTTGGATAAAAATTGGGTTGATTCGATAGTCTTTGCCCTTGTAAAAAATATGAAGATAGTCAAGGCCATAGTAACTATCGACGAGTTCAGAATCTCGGGTAGTAGGTGCATAGATAGATGCATTTTCTTCCCACCAAACACGAGGTGAAGACATATGATTCCCCATTACACATTTTTCATCGTCGCAAAGATTAACCCATTTACCACACAGGCAGGCGTAAATATTAGTCATAAGTAGTCTCCTTTCTTTTAGTACTCAGGTACGGTAATACCTTGTAAAAGAAGTATAGGAGATTAGGAAGGAAAAGGCAATGCCGGGATATAACTTCAATCATTTTACCAGAAAGACAAAGGGTAAAGCTTTAAGAAAGAAAAAGGTTCGAGTGAAACGAAGTCACAAAAATAAGTATGAACAATATTTTAATAACAAAGAAACAGGGAGGTGAGTAGATGCAGGATATATTAAATTCCAGTCAAGCAGCCAGAGTCATAGGCTGTGGACCTCAAAAGGTCCGTGAACGAATTAAGCGAGGTATCTGGACGTTTGGGACTATAGTTACAGCCAAGGAAGCCGGCAACACACAAAATTCTTATGAAATCAATAAGTATCAGCTGGCAGCGTATTTAGGAATACCACCGGAAGAGGTGGACAGAAGATGGAAAGGAGGACAAGCCCATGAGAGTTAGAGACTGGATGGTGGTAGGACTGCAATCGGATACCGTACTGACAGTCGGGCAGATCAAGCAGTTGTTCGAACTGGCAAAATAAAAAAGAGCGCTCATATAAGCCGGCAAGCTTAAAGCGCTCAAGAAAAATAAGTCAATTACATTATAAGAAAATAGGAGAAATAAGTCAAATGACAGATGAGAAGAAATATGAAATTACAGTGGCGGATATCAGAGCATATATTGGTCTTGCAATGGCCGATGTGTTACCTGAAGATATATCGCCTGAAAGAGAAGTAGAATTTGTTAACTTTTCTGCTGACATCGCATTTAGAATTGAGAAACATTTAAATGGGGAAAAACCATTCAAACAAGAAGATCTTACTCTTTGTAAGCTTGTAACAACTGTATAGGATGTGCTTGAGAAGATAGGGATGACGGTTGAGAAATCCGAAGAATAAGATGCTGAAAAAAGGAGAAGAGAACAATGACGGCAACTAATTATGAAATCCAGGAGAATATCCTGACATTAGAAAAAGAGAGTGAATCAGATGTCTATCACAAGGAGTTGAATCTGATCAGTTGGTATGGGAATCCAGCAAAGCTTGATATTAGAGGGTGGTCCGATGACCATACCAAGATGACAAAGGGAATCAGCCTCACAGAGGAGGAATTCATAAATATCGCCCGGGCAGGGCTTGAAAAATTAGGAGGTAATGCATAATGGCACAGATTACAGTTACATTTGATAGTTTTGAGGATATGAAGGAGTTCGCAGAAAAATTTCTCGGTACTGAGAAAGTCACAGTCAGTCAGGAAGGAAAAGAGGTACCTGCACAAACACAGAGCATACCAGTTACGCCAGTAGCACCCGTGACGCCGATTACGCCCGTACAGTCAGCACCGGTCACACCTGTTGCGCAGCCGGCGCCAGCCACACTCGTACAGACAACTCCCGCAGAGCAGACAGTTCCGGTCACACCGGCACAGCCGGCAATGTCTCCAGTGCCGACAACGGAGCGTACATATTCGCTGGACGAGTTGGCAAACGCAGCCATGACGCTGATGGATAAAGGAATGCAGAATCAGCTGCAGGAACTTCTTGCAAGTTATGGCGTGGAGGCGCTTCCGGCACTCCCGAGAGAAATGTACGGGAACTTTGCAACAGCACTTAGAGGAATGGGGGCAAATATCTAATGGGACATGCAGAGAGAGCACATGCGCTTTTAAGCGCGTCAGGTGCACACCGTTGGCTGGTGTGCACGCCAAGCGCCAAGCTGGAAGAACAGTTTCCGGACTCTACTTCGGAAGCAGCAAGAGAAGGTACGCTGGCGCATGAACTGGCAGAGTTAAAGGTACGGCATTATTTTTATACTACAGATTTTGGAAAGAGAAAATATACGACAAGTGTCAATAAGCTGAAAAAAGATGAACTCTGGAAGGACGAGATGGAGCGGTATACTGATGAATACTTAGAGTACTTGAAGGTCACAGCCCTCAATCTGACGTCAGCGCCGTATGTTGCAATCGAGCAGAAGTTAGACTTAAGTGTTTGGATCCCGGAAGGATTTGGCACTGCAGACTGTGTAATGGTGTATGGCAATACGGTGCACGTCTTCGATTTCAAGTACGGAAAAGGAGTACAGGTAGATGCAGAACATAATCCACAGATGATGCTGTATGCACTGGGCGCTTATAACACCTACAAGATGCTGTATCCGATAACAAATATCCAGATGACAATCATACAGCCGCGTATCGACCACGTATCGGAATGGTCCTGCTCACGAGAGGAGCTGTTGGACTTCGGTGAAGAGGTCAAAGAAAAGGCAGCACTCGCTATTGAAGGAAAAGGGGAATATCATCCGGACGAGAAAGCGTGCCGGTTCTGCCGTGCAAAGGCGCAGTGCAGGGCGAGATCTGATTATAACGTGAAGAAGGCTTTCGATATTGGCGAACTGCCACCACTGATCAGCGTTGAAGAGGCAGGAAAAAGACTTTTGGAATTACAGGATGTCGTTAAGTATCAGAAAGATCTGCAGGAGTGGGCGTTAAGTGAATGTCTTGCAGGAAAAGAAGTTCCCGGATGGAAGGCAGTAGAGGGAAGAAGCACAAGAGACTGGACGAACATGGACGACGCGTTTGAGAAACTGATCAGCACAGGAGTATCCCCGGAAGAGATGCTGTATGAAAAGAAACCGCTGACTCTTGCACAGGTGGAAAAAATGGTCGGAAAGAAAGAATTCCAGGAAGCAGTCGGAGAATTTATTGAGAAGAGACCAGGAAAGCCGACGCTGGTGAAAGAATCGGATAAGAGAGAAGCAATTACGAACAGAGTGACAGCCGAACAGGCATTTAAGGAGGAAAACTAACATGGATAATTTATGTAACGTAACAACAGGAAGAGCAAGATTTTCATTTGTACATTTATATAAGCCTTATGCATATCAGCCGGGGCAGGAAGAAAAGTATCAGGTAACGGTCCTGGTTCCGAAGAGTGATGTGGATACCAAAGCGAGAATCGATGCAGCCATTGAAGCTGCGAAGCAGAAGGGCATTTCTGAAAAATGGAACGGAGTCTGCCCGCCGATAGTTTCGACTCCTGTCCATGATGGAGACGGAGTGAGACCATCTGATGGAATGGCATTTGGACCAGAGTGTAAAGGACACTGGGTATTTACAGCATCAGCAAAAGCAGATTATCCACCGGAAATCGTAGACGCAATGGGAAACCCGATCATTAATCAGTCTGAGGTATACAGCGGAATGTACGGACGTGTCAATGTGACTTTTTTTCCGTATATGTTCGGGGGAAAGAAAGGAATCGGCTGTGGACTGGGACCGGTACAGAAACTGGAAGACGGAGAGGTACTTGGAGGAAGCATGCCGAAAGCATCTGCAGTATTCGGAACAGGCGTGACAAACGCTCAGCCAGTTACAGGAGCATCACAGCCTGTTGCTGGCAGCGCACGGAGAATCAATCCGATCACGGGCTTACCAATGTAATAAGGGAGAGGGCGTATTGCCCTCTTCAGCTATCAGAAGGAGAACATGATGAGACACTTAAGTATAGATATCGAAACAAAAAGCAGTGTTGATATTGGAAAGGCTGGATTATACCGGTATGCACAGTCTGATGATTTTGAGATCCTTCTGTTCGCATATCGATATGGCAATGAAGAAGTCCAGATCATAGACCTTGCACAAGGGGAGACGATACCAGAAACAATAGCGGAGGATTTGAAAAATCCACGTATTGTAAAACATGCGTATAATGCAGCATTCGAATGGTACTGTCTGAATCGCGCCGGTTATAAGACACCTCTTGCGCAGTGGAGATGTACCATGATCCACGGGCTCTATTGCGGATATACTGCAGGACTGGACGCTACTGGAAAAGCAATCGGACTTCCGCAAGACAAAAGAAAACTTGCAACTGGAAAAGCCCTGATCCGGTATTTTTGTGTACCTTGCAAACCGACGAAGAGCAATGGAAATCGCTCATGGAACCTGCCGAAGCATGCACCGGAAAAATGGGAGTTATTCAAAGAATACTGCCGGCAAGACGTTGTGACAGAGAGTGCTATTCTGGCAAGACTGGATGCATTTCCAGTACCGGACGAAGAAGAAAAATTATGGCAGATGGATATCCGCATGAACGCTTTTGGGGTAAAGGTGGATTCAGAACTGATCCGGGGTGCTTTACAGGTCAATGAGCAAAGTACAATTCTTCTTGAGACTGAAGCGAAGGAAATAACAGGACTGGATAACCCGAATAGCTCCACACAGTTACTGGACTGGATCCATAAACACGGGGTGGAAATGGACAACCTGCAGAAGGCGACTGTAACAGAAAAGTTAGCTGATGATCTTCCGGTCAATGTGAGACGGGCGCTGGAAATTAGGCAGCAACTTGGAAAGACGTCAATCAAAAAGTATGTGGCCGTGGACGTAGCGAAAGGAAACGATGACAGAGTGCGAGGACTCACACAGTATTATGGCGCGAACCGGACAGGACGATGGGCGGGACGATTGGTGCAGATGCAGAACCTTCCGAGAAACTATATCAAGTCCCTGGATTATGCAAGAAAACTTGTAAAGGCTCAGAACTATGACGGAATCAAGCTCTTATACGAGAACGTGCCAGATACATTGTCACAGCTTATTCGGACAGCGTTTATCCCATCAGAAGGAAATAAATTCGTTGTCGCGGACTTTTCTGCGATTGAAGCCAGAGTCATAGCCTGGCTGGCAGGAGAGACATGGGTCAATGAGGTATTTGCCACCCACGGGAAGATCTACGAGGCTACTGCATCTCAGATGTTCCATGTACCTATTGAAAAGATTGCAAAAGGGAACCCCGAATACGCTCTCAGACAGAAAGGAAAGGTAGCGACCCTTGCACTGGGATACCAGGGAGGCTCTAACGCACTGATTGCAATGGGCGCACTAAATATGGGATTATCAGAAGAGGAACTTCCGGATATTGTCCAAAGATGGAGAAGTGCGAACCCGCGGATCCGTGACTTGTGGTATGCAGTCGAAGAGGCAGCTCTTGCAGCTATGCAGACTGCTCAGCCACAGGCAATCTACAATCTCATTTTTAATCTTGAGAGCGATATCGTATATGGGCAGAATTTTCTGACCGTTCAGCTCCCGAGCGGGCGGAAGTTATATTACCCGAGACCGTTCCTCAAAGAGAATCAGTTCGGGAAGATGGCGATCCATTACTATACGGTCGGACAGCAGACGAGAAAATGGGAAGTGACCTCTACCTATGGTGGAAAAATGACGGAAAACATTGTGCAGGCGATTGCAAGGGACTGTCTGGCAGAGACTTTAAGAAGAATTGACACAAAGGGATTACAGGTCGTATTCCATGTGCATGATGAGGTCATCATCGATGCGCCGATGGATACGACAGTCGAAGAGATCTGTGATCTGATGGCGGAACCGATACCATGGGCACCGGGATTGATATTAAAAGGTGCAGGATTTGAAAGTAACTATTATATGAAAGACTAGGAGGCCGGAAGGTGGAAAATAACAGAATGCTGCTGATCAGTATGGCAGGAACACGAAAAACTAAACACTGGCCGAGAACAGAGCTTACATGGGCAGAGTTCGTGGAGAAATTAAAGACACCGGTACGCAGTACAGAAACGCTGGAAGAGTATTTAAGCTACGCAAAAGTGAAACAGGACGAGCTAAAGGACGTGGGCGGTTTTGTAGGAGGAGTATTTGCCGGAGATATAAGAAAGGCAGCTTATGTAGAAGGGAGAGACCTTCTGACACTGGACCTGGACAATATTCCGGCAGGAAGGACCGAGGATATCCTGAAGCGCGTGGCAGGGTTAGGCTGTAATGCTGCCATTTACAGTACCAGAAAGCATTGTGGGTACAAGCCGAGGTTAAGAGTTATTGTACCTTTAGACAGAACAGCAACTGCAGATGAATATGAGCCTGCAGCAAGAAAGCTTGCGTCCCTGATCGGAATCGAATTCTGTGATCCGACGACATTTGACGTGGCAAGACTGATGTACTGGCCGAGCTGCTGCAGAGACAGTGAGTATGTCTGTGAGGTATATGACCGTCCGTTCTGCAGTCTGGAAGGGCTCCTTGGGATGTATGGAGACTGGACGGATATCTCACAATGGCCACAGGTACAGGGAACAGATGCTGTGGAAAGACGCAGACTTGCAAAGCAGGAAGACCCGACAGAAAAGAAGGGAATCATCGGAGCATTCTGCAGGACCTACAGCATCACTCAGGCAATGGAGAAGTTCATTCCGGGAATGTATGAGCCTACGGTCATGGAGGGCAGATACACTTACACAGGTGGTTCTACCATTGGCGGTGCTATCGTTTATGACGGCGACATATTCTTATACAGCCACCATGCAACAGACCCATGCTCCGGATTACTGGTCAACGCGTTTGACCTGATCCGGCTGCATAAATTCGGAGACCTGGACCAGGAGGCGAAAGAAGGAACGCCGAACAGTAAACTGCCGTCCTTTATGGCCATGACAAAGCTTGCAAGCAACGATAAAGCGGTATCCGCATTGCTCGCAAAGGAAACATTTGAAAAGGCACAGAATTCCTATGAACAGGTAGAACAGCCGGAAGAACTGGACCTTGCGTGGCTGGATCGGCTTACAAGAGATGGGAATGGAAAAATAGCCAAGACCATCAATAATGTAGTACTGGTACTGGAAAATGACCCGCTGTTAAAAGGGAAGATCGTGACGGATGAATTTGCCAGCTGTGGACTTATCCTCGGCAAAGTGCCGTGGAGCAAAGAGGAAGGAAAGCGCAGATGGAAAGACGAAGACGATGCGGGATTCTATAACTACATGGAGCTGTTCTATGGGATTACCGGAAGGGACAAGCTGGACAGCGCCCTTCTGATCGTGAGCAGCCAGAACAAGATCAATGATGTAAAAGAGTATTTAAAAGGACTGACCTGGGACGGAAAAAAGCGCATCGACACTTTGCTTTCGGATTATCTGGGCGCAGAAGATAACATTTATACGCATGCAGTCATGAGGAAATCCTTGTGTGCTGCAGTCGCAAGAGCCATAGTCGGTGCAGTGAAATATGATTACATGCCAATCTTTACAGGACCGCAGGGAATTGGAAAGAGTACATTCTTAAGTATTCTTGGAAAGGAATGGTTCTCGGATTCCTTGACAAGTTTCGAAGGTAAGGAAGCCGCGGAGCTGATACAGGGAACGTGGATCAATGAGGTCGGGGAACTGACGGCCATGACCAAGCAAGAGACAAATGCGGTCAAGCAGTTCTTAAGTAAGACGGACGACATCTACCGCGCTGCTTACGGGCGCAGAACGAATAAATATCCTAGACGGTGTGTGTTCTTCGGCACGAGCAATGAGGAAGAGTTTTTGAAAGATATGACTGGAAACCGCCGGTTCTGGCCGGTGGATGTCGGGGTGCACCAGGCAAAGAAATCCGTGTGGAACGAACTGCCGCAGGAAGTGGATCAGATATGGGCAGAGGCCTACATGCACTGGAAAATGGGAGAGCCCTTATATATGTCCAGAGAAGAGGAAGAAATGGCTGTAGAGATGCAGGAGAGCCACAGAGAGTCTTCAGGGAAGGAAGGGATTATCAGGGAATTCCTGAAACGAAAAATACCATCGAACTGGGATTCTTTAGACCTGTTCCAGAGACGCCTGTATTGGAATGGGAACCTCAGATTAGGTGAAAATACACAGCTGGTGGACAGGAGTAAGGTTTGTGCGTTGGAAATATGGACAGAATGCTTCGGTGGTGACGCAAGGTATATGAAACGCATGGACAGCCGGGAAATCAATCAGATTTTATCCAGTCTGAAAGGATGGAAACCGAATCGGTCAAAGCGGAGATATGGCCCGCACGGGATACAAAAAGGGTTTGAACGCGTTACCACAAGTGTTGACATAGTAGAAAAATAACGGCAACTTAATGGCAACATGGCAACGGACGAAAAATAAGCATGTTGCCAATGTTGAAAAAGAAAATTTAAAAGTGCAACGGATTTGGAAACGGGGAAACCACTGAAAATAAAGGCTTTTCTATATTATGTTGCCAATGTTGCCATATTTTATATATGAGAGTAGAAATAAATAATAAAAAATATATATGGCGTACATAACGTACATAATACAGGGGTACATATACGTGTGTACGTGAGGAACAGTAACTCAGGAGGCAAAGATGGATTGCGAAAAATGGTTGGAAAAATTGTTACGGACAGAAGGAACTATACTTTGTGATGATGTGAGAATAAGAGCATTGAAGAATGGATTTACCAGAAAAGAATTAAAATCTGCCAGAAAAAAGTTGGGCGTGAAAACATTTCATCAAACGATAGATGGTAAGACGTCAGAAAACTGGTTCTGGTACTTGGAGGTGTAGGGCATGGCGGAACGGGAAATTGAAAAGAAACTGGTGGACGGTGTACGGAAACTGGGAGGCAGGGCGTATAAGTTCGTGAGCCCTGGAAATGATGGGGTGCCGGACCGGATCGTGGTACTTCCGGGAAGAGTGCCTAAATTCATCGAACTGAAAACGGAGACCGGAAGATTATCCAGTCTGCAGAACGTACAGATCAAGAAGCTTAAGGATTTAGGACAAGACGTCCGGGTCCTGTATGGTCTGGAAGACGTGAAGAGATTTTTGGAGGAGATACAAAATGGAATTTAGACCACATGCATACCAAGCGCACTGCATCCAGAAAATCATTGAGATACATAAGATCGGCCTGTTCCTGGACATGGGGCTTGGAAAAACAATCACGACGCTGACAGCAGTCAAGGAATTAAAATATAACCGCTTTCAGGTCAGAAAGGTCTTGGTGATCGCACCGAAGAAAGTAGCAGAGGGAACCTGGACGAAGGAAAAGGATAAATGGGAGCACACCAAAATGCTTCGGGTATCACAGGTACTTGGGAGCCAGGCAAAAAGGATCCGGGCGTTAAATACACCGGCAGATATTTATATCATCAACCGGGAAAATGTATGCTGGCTGGTGGATTATTACAAGCAGTCATGGCCGTTTGATATGGTGATTGTGGACGAGTCCTCATCATTCAAGAGCCATAAGGCGAAACGGTTCAAAGCATTGGCAAGCATGGGGAGCCACATCGACCGCATGGTGGAGCTGACCGGTACACCATCACCGAACGGACTGGAAGACCTTTGGAGCCAGATATTCTTACTGGACGGAGGCGAAAGGCTTGGAAGACGATACACACAGTTCCGGGAACGATATTTCGACCCGGGAGACCGGGGACAGAATATCGTGTATAACTACAAAGCAAAACCGGGGACCGAAGAAAGTATTCTGTCTAAGATATCGGACATCTGTATCAGCATGAAAGCTGAGGATTATTTACAGCTTCCGGATATCATTTATCATCAGGTGCCGGTGACTTTGGGCACGAAAGCAGAGAAAGCCTATAAAGATCTGGAACGGAAAATGGTCCTGGCGCTTCCGGAAGACGAGGAGGAAATCAGTGTGACCAGTGCAGCCGCTTTGAGTAATAAATTGTTACAGCTGTCGAATGGTGCAATCTACGATGAGGACCACGAGGTACATGAAATCCATAGCTGTAAGATCGAGGCTTTTCTGGAGCTGATCGAGAGCCTGCAGGGAAAATCAGTCCTGGTATTTTATAATTTTCAACATGACCGGATACGGATCATGAAGGCATTGGAAAAATTAAAGCTCCGGGTGAGAGAGCTGAACACGACAGAGGATGAGGATGCGTGGAACCGGCATGAGGTCGATGTGCTGCTGACACACCCGGCAAGCAGTGCTTACGGATTGAACCTGCAGCAGGGTGGGAACCATGTGATCTGGTTCGGGCTGACCTGGAACTATGAACTATACACCCAGGCGAATAAACGATTGCACAGGCAGGGGCAGGAGGAAAAAGTAATTATCCATCATCTGGTGAGCAGCGGGACGAGAGACGAGGACGTTATGCTGGCTCTGGAGAAGAAGGACGATGTGCAGAACTGGGTCATGGAGAGTCTGAAAGCAAGGATCCGGAAGATACGACAGGAGGTGTGAAGTGATGTACTACTTAAGCGAGGCAGAGAAAAAAAGTAAGATAGAAAAATGGGTTGAGAACCATAAGACACCGGTTATTTGCCCAGGATGCAATGAAGTCATCCGGGAGGACGAAGATCTTGAAGGTGTCGAATATGTGAAGACAAAGAGAAAAACTGAAATATTTTTTCATCGAGAATGCTACAGAAAAGTGTGGAGGTAAGAGAACAGACAAAACGACGAAGGAGTTGATGACGATGAGTGATAGCAAATGCCAGCGCCTTGATGTCATATCAGACCGTGACCAGATGGCAGAAAAGCCACCATCGGAAGAAGCGAGCAGACGCTTCCGGACACGGGCATGCTACAGCATATTGGGATATTTGGCAAGGCAGAAGGCGAAAAGGAACAAGATTGATACAGGGGGAGGAGATAGGACATGGAGCAGGAAGTGAAAACAGAGAACGAACAGAAGAAGGAATACCTCCGGAGCTATAAGGATCATGTGAGAAGGGTCAACCGGATCTCGGAAGAAATCAAGGAGCTACGTGAAATGATGATGTCCGCGAAGGCGATTAATTATGACGGCATGACTCATGGATCCGGAGGGCAGGGAGATCTGTCCGGAGAGGTGGCATGTATCCAGGGATTGATTGATGAACTCAAGAGAGAACGTGGACTGAGGATTATGACGTATCAGGACATTGCAAGGAGAATCAAGAAGCTTAGATCAAGGAATGAGGATGATGTATTGTTCTACCGGTATATCAAGGGTATGGAGTGGTATGAGATTGCAGAACAGATGCACTATTCTGAAAGATGGGTGTTGAAGCTTCATGGAAAAGCATTGGCACATTTGGAGCTTCCGGAAAAAGAGTTCATAGAAGTTCAGTAGTACATGTGATATTATGATATCGTCGAAAGACGAACGGAAAGACGATTTCCAATTTTTCAATTTCCTCAAAATACATAAAACCTAGAAGGAACGGCTTGGCAACAGGCCGTTCCTTCTGTTGCATAATGTCACATTTTGAGATATTATGAGGGTAGGTTTGAGGTATGGGAGGAAAAATATGAAGGTACAGCACATATTAGGGATTGCAACAATTGTGATTGGTAGTGGAGGAGCTGCTGCAGTGGTAAAATCAATTTTCCCTAATTGGGGATTGAAAAAACAGAAAAAAATAGAGCTTAATGCAGAATTGGCAAAGCAACGTATTGAAGCGGCAAAAGAAGTAAAGAGAATAGAACAAATGGCAAACGTTATTGAATTTGCAAATATAACGCACCCGGAGCTTTTCCAAGGGGAAAGTGAGATTGTGTATATGTCTATAATGGAAAATATGGAAAACTTTAAGGCATTTGCAAACGAAATCAATAAGGCGAGGGCAACGATAGATGATTACTTGAGTTGCAAAGTGTCTGCGTATTTATTATATGCAGAAAAATATATTATGCAATTTATGAAATTCCTTAAGTATTTGAAATATACCGAAAATGATTTGTATCCCTTTGGTTTATTGCTTGCATCGGATATACAAAAGTGGCAAAGAAAACTAGATAGTATTTTGGTTCAGAAATTAAACAATGTTTCGTTCGAAATAGAGCATCATGGAGGAAAGGAATGGGAACATGAAAAAGAGCTTTTAAAAAACGAATATGAAAAAACTGTTCTTTATGGCTTGATTCATAAGACGAATAAAGAAGCGATGAACTTATTATGTGCTATTTTAACTGAGTATGCAATTAATGTTGCTAATGAGAGCGACAGTACGGAGGCAGTGGCTCAGCGATTAATAGAAGCGGGTTATCTTACGATTACTCAAAATAGTAATAACAATTAGTAAAGCGATGATTTAAAAGAATGACATAGATATTGATTTTTAGGCACCCTCCGGGGTGCTTTTCTGATGCAATAAAACAGGAAAGAGAGAGGTGGTGACGTGTCAGATGTAAAAGAACAAATTAAAAATGATTACTTATCAGGTGTCTCTCCGAAGAAATTGTCTGAGAAGTATGACACCAGTTTGAATACAATAAAGAGCTGGATCAAGCGTTACGGCTGGTCAAAGCTCAAGAAAGAACGGGGTGCACCTTCTAAGGTTGAGGGTGCACCCTCTGTTGTACCCGTAAAAAGAAAACGGGGAGGACAGCCAGGGAACAAGAATGCAACTGGTCCACCAGGAAATAAACATGCTGAGAAGTTCGGGTTCTTTTCCAAGCACCTTCCGGAGGAAACATTATCCATTATTCGGGAGATGCCGGAAGATCCGTTAGATGTCCTGTGGGATCAGATACAGATTGCTTATGCTGCTATTATCCGGGCGCAGAAGATCATGTATGTCCGTGATCAGAATGACAAAACTAAGGAAATGACCTTGGATGGAAGTGAAGCTACCGGATATGATGTACAGCAAGCCTGGGATAAACAGGCGAACTTCTTAGCAGCTCAAGCTAGAGCTCAGAAGACTCTTGAGGGCATGATCAACAGGTATGGGGGTCTGCTGCATAAGAACTGGGACCTTGCTACGGAAGAACAGAGAGCTAGAATCGAGCAAATTAAGGCTAATACAGACAGGTTAAAATCTGGCGGAAATGATGATGGAGAGGACGGTGTGGTGATTGTCAACGACGCCCCAACAGGTGAAGATATCGGACATTGTGATACCGAAGTATCTGGCGATATTCAACAACAGGAAAGTTAAGCACATCATTCTGACTTCCGGACGTGCCGGCACGAAATCCAGTTATGCAGCTATTCGGACGGATTATCAGGTTGTATCAGATCCGCATGGTTCTGCAGTTGTTCTTCGTAAACACCACAATAAGCTACGGAAGACTGTGTACAAAGAAATGATTCGAGGAATCAACCGTCTTGGTATTTCCAAGAAAAAATTTGCGATTACAAAGTCTCCAATGGAGATCACTTATAAAAAGTATGGCACGACCATTTACTTTTCCGGTTCAGACGGCATCGACGATACGAAAGGTATCATCGATGAGGATAAGCCGATTAAGCTGGTAGTGTTGGATGAGCTGACTGAGTTCTTCGATGATGGTGAAGGCGAGGATGAGCTGAGCAATATCGAAGCGACATTTGTCCGAGGTAACAGTAGTGGATTCCAAATGATTTATTTGTATAATCCTCCGAAGAATCCAAATGCACCAATCAATCAGTGGTGCAAGAAGATGGAGAAACGTGAGGACTGCATCCATATCCACACGGATTACAGAGATGTTCCGGTCAGCTGGCTTGGACAGGCGCTGGTTGATTCTGCAGAAGCTATGAAGCGGGCAGATGAAAAGATGTACCGCTGGGTATGGCTTGGACAGGCAGTCGGTGTAGATGAGCTTATCTATTACATGTTTGGAGACCGGCATAGACAGAAGCCTGATCCGAACAGAAGATATGACAGAATTTATATTGGCGGTGATTATGGTCAACAGAATGCGACGACATTTGAAGCATTTGGACTTGATATGTATCGAAAGAAATTTCCAGGACTGGGAGAGTATTACCATAGTGGACGGGAATCCGGAAGGCAGAAGAGTCCGTCAGAATATGCACAAGACTTGGTTGAGTTCATGAATGAATTGCATGAGCAGTATGACAACCGGGTCTTTTATATTTTCCTTGATCCCTCTGCAAAAGGACTTGCGGAGGAAATCAGACGGGCGACCAGAGCAGTGAGCCTGGATTATCAGGTATTTCTAAGAGATGCTGAAAACGATGTGGCACTTGGAATCAGCCGTGTGCAGAAAGTGTTATGTTTTGACATCATGAGCGTATCCCCAAAACAGGAATATGCGGTAAGCGAGTTCGGTACTTACGAGTATGACAAGAAATCCATTGAAAAAGGCAAGGAAGTACCTGTAAAAGAAGATGATCACTGCATGGACGCAATCCGATATTGTGTTATGGGAGCTTGGAAGAGGTTAAAATATTGGTTGCCAAAAGACGAAACGGAAGAAATAGATGTATGCGATATTAGCAGGAAGGAGGTAGAGGACGATGAATATCTTTAATTATTTCAAAAAAGCTGAAATCGATACGGTAGATGCATCATTTTACCGGAAGATAGCAGAGTGGATATCTTGGTATGAAGGAAATGTCAGAAATTTCTCTTTTTACAAGGTGTACAGCGGTCGCGGAACATATAAGCGCTGCCGGAGAAAAAGCATGGGGATGGCAAAGAAACTGAGTGAAGATATTGCTGATCTCCTGCTCAATGAAAGGGTTACAATTACTCTGGATGATGAGGCTACGCATAATTTTGTGCATCAGGTTCTTGATGATAACCGCTTTCTTGTTATGGGAAATGATTACCAGGAACGAAAAGCATTCACCGGGACGGTCGCATATATCCCGTATTTGGCCAACGCTGAAATCACGGAGGAAGGTACAGTGATTTCCGGAAAGATTAGCATCAATTATGTGGACGCACCGAACATTTTTCCAGTCAGTTGGAATAACGGCAAGGTGACAGAATGTATTTTTGCATTTCCACATACCGTAGCGAGAAAGAAATATGTCCAGTTGCAGTCGCATCTCTTAGAGAATGGTGAATATGTAATTAAAAACACAGTGTTACGGTGTGCTTCTGGAAGCCAGGAGGGTACGGAGTTACCTGAGAAAGAGTGGAAACAGTTAAAACCATTCAAGGAGCTTGCAAAAGAAGTAAGAACGGGATCCAGCGAGGCGCAGTTCGTGATTGACAGGCTGAACATTACGAACAATGCTGATGAAAACAATCCGATGGGCGTTGCAATCTTCGCAAATGCAATTGATACGCTCAAGAAGCTGGATATTGAGTATGATTCATATTGCAATGAATTCGAGCTTGGCAGAAAGCGTATTTTTGTACGCCCGGAGATGTTGACTAATGCAGATGGTACACCAGCATTTGATCCGGACGACAGTGTATTTTATGCACTGCCAGATGATGATGCAAATGGAGAAGGCCTTCTGAAAGAAATTGATATGTCTCTCCGGGCAGAGCAGCACAGCAAGGCAATCAATGATGATCTGAATTATCTGTCGCTAAAATGTGGATTTGGTACAGACCGATATCAGTTCGGGGCGACTGGAGCTAAGACAGCCACAGAGATTATTTCGGAAAACTCAGATATGTATCGAATGATTAAAAAGCATGAAATACTTTTGGAAGATGCTCTGAGGCAGTTGATTCAAATTATAATCCGTCTGGGAATGATACTGGGGAACACACTGAATCCTGAATGCGAAATCACCATTGACTTTGATGATTCAATCATTGAGGACAAAGAGACAGAGCGGAGCAGAGACCGACAAGATGTCAGTATGGGAGTCATGAGTCTGGCAGAGTACCGTGCTAAATGGTATGGAGAATCAGAAGAAGATGCTGCTAAGAATCTCCCGGAACAAAATCAGGTGATGGAGTAATATGAAAGATGATTACAAGAATAAGCTTGCAAGTAAGATTGCTTCCAGGTATCAGGATTTGGAAGAGCGTATCATGCAGGATATTGTCCGGAGGATTATGAAAGCTGGTGAAATAACCAGTACTGCAGATTGGCAGATTAACCGGTTACGGATTTTGGGATATTCCTCCGAGGATATTGAGAAAGAAATCAAAAAGGCGCTCAATGCTTCTTATCCAGAAATGTTCGAGTTGTACGACAAGGTGATCAATTGGGAATATGTCCGGAATAAAGATATATATGAGCAGATTAACGCCGAGTACATACCATTCGAAGAGAATGGACAGCTCAAGCAGATTACAGAAGCAATCATTGACCAGAGTTTTGATGATTTGGAGAATGTGACTAATTCACTCGGCTTCTATCTGGACTACGGCAATGGTAAGAAGGTATTGACGCCACTTTCTCAAGTGTATACTAAATACCTTGATGTAGCATGTTACGATATTGTAACTGGTGCATTCGATTATAACAGTGTGTTGCGTAGAGTTGTGACACAACTCACCAACAGCGGACTCCGGCAGATTGATTATTCTTCCGGGAGAGCCAACCGGGTTGATGTAGCCGCAAGGAGAGCAATCATGACTGCAGTCAGTCAAATTACCGGAAAGATATCTGAGTACAACGCGCAGAAGCTTGGAACAGAGTATTTTGAAGTGGAGTGGCATGCTGGAGCACGTCCGACTCATGCAGTGTGGCAGGGGCGTGTCTGGTCGAAAGAGCAGTTGTATTCAGTCTGTGGGCTAGGTACCGTGACCGGACTTCTGGGAGTTAACTGCTACCATACTTATCATTTGTTCTTTCCAGGATTATCCGAACGTAACTGGACGGATGATTGGTTGGAAGAGCAGAACCGAAAAGAAAATGAACCAAGAGAGTTCCTAGGTAAAGAATATACTTTGTATGAAGCCAAGCAGAGACAGCGTCAGATGGAGACAGCCATGAGGGCACAGCGTGAAAAAGTCAAATTATTGCAAGCTGGCGGTGCTGATCAGGACGAAATCATTCTGCACAAAGCGAAATATCAAGGCCAGCTTAACGAGTATTCTAGGTTCTGCAGGAAGATGAGTCTCACGGAAGAGCGTGAGCGTATTTATCTGGATATGATGGGAAAGATTGCTACGAACAACAAGAGCCAGAATTCCATATTCCATCCGAAAATGATTAAAAATGCAACCAAAGACATAGCTCAGTACAAGAGATACAAAGAAGTTCTTGGAGATTCTGTTGGTTCACTTGCTAAGTTCGGGCGGGTGAAATATAATGATAGTGAACAGTGGAAAAAGCTTCAAAGTAAATTTTTCGCATATCTTGAGATTAACAAGAAAGATTGGTCAGAAGAATTTAAGAACACGTCTAAACAGGCGTATGATAGATTTGCAAAAGAAAATGTTGTAATGTCTGTACATGCACTTAGTCGACTTCCTCGATTGAATAAACCTGGCTTACCGGAAGTGTCAGAAGAAATGCTGATAAAAATTATTAAAGGTACACCTAATTATACAGAGGGAGAAGATAAACAAATCTATTTCATTCATGAATTACAGTTATTAGTTGTTAGAAATAAAAAAACTGGAGATATCGTATCTGTTGTAAGAAGAAGGGCTCCAAAGGAGGCATGGGGAAATGTTTGAGAAGGTAATGAATTATATCAAAGATTTTTTGGAAAATACTCCAGAGGATATCTATGATTTTTCTTGTGAACTGGAAGGAATGTTAATTATCCATTATGACGAAATGTATAAGGAACAGCCAAGGGCTACAAGAATATTGAATGAAGAAATGCCTGATATTTGCGCATCCGGAGAACCGGGAATGAAACCAGAAGAGATTGAAAAATTTAAACGCGAGTTGGAAATTGAATACAACAAAGCGTTAAAAGCAGTTGTGTAGTTACCACCAGTTGATAAGACTGGTGGTATTTTTATACTCATTTAGGAGGTATCATGATAACTGTAACAGTAAAAGATAAAAAAATTAGTATGTCTGGTCATGCCTGTCGGAAGGATTCAAGCGGTATCGATCGGGCATGTGCTGCAGTATCAGCTCTGACATACAATCTGATTAATTCGTTAAGAGATCTGACTGGTGACAGAATCCGTGCAGATACAGGCAGTGGTATGACGGTAATTGAATGGGAGAATCTTTCAGATGGCGGAAAACTTCTGATAGATTCATGGTTCCTGGGACTTACAGATATCAACCGGGAATACAATTGTATAGAATTTCAGTAACAAGCACCCGAGAGGGTGTTTTTATTATGTCCAAAACGTGAAGACAAGAAAAGCTCGGGAGCCTGTCGAGGCAAAACGGAGGTAGAAAGCATGAGATACAGAATGAATTTACAGCTCTTTGATGACGGCGCAGGAGCTGGCTCTGGTGAGCAGGGTGGAAATGCCGGGGCTGGAAACGGCGGTCAGGGATCCGCTGGGAGCGCATCCGGAGCGCATAATACCGGAACATATACCTATGAACAGCTGGAAGAGATCGCGAGTGCAAGGGTAGAGCGTTCAGAGAGAACAGCACTTGCAAATTTTTTCCGGACGCAGGGAATGACAGAAACTGAGGTTACACAGGCAATCAATAATTTCAAAGCAGAACGTGCTGCCAATCAGCCGGACGCTGCAAAGCTCCAGAAGGAGCGTGACGATGCTTTGAATGAGGTGCAGCAGATGAAGAATGAAAAATTCTTATCTGGGAAAGGCGTAAAATCAGAAGATCTTGATTATGTCATGTTCAAGGTATCGAAACTTGTAGACGATAAGACAACATTTGAGAAAGCTGCAGAAAGATTCCTGAAGGAGAATCCAAGATTTGCAGGTGGTACGAACAGTTATCGTATTTCAACATCTGCAGGGAACACTTCTGAGGGTTCTGGTGGAGACATAAGTGCTTCCATCAATGATCGTATCCGTGCTGCGGCTCGAAGATAGTGGAGGTAAAGATGAATAAAAATAGAATGAATTTAAGACTGTTCGATAATGATGTGAGCATTATCGACCGTACTGGAGCGGAGTCTCTGATTCCGATACAGGAATCTAATGAGATTATCCAGGGCGTAATTGCTCAGTCAGCAGTTCTTTCAAGAGGACGAAAGCTGGCAAATATGACAAGCAAGCAGTACAAGATGCCAGTTCTTGATATGCTGCCGATTGCCTATTTCGTAAATGGCGATTCTGGACAGAAAAAGACAACAAAGCAGGCATGGGATAAGAAATTTATCATTGCAGAGGAAATTGCAGTAATCGTACCAATTCCAGAAGCCGTACTGGATGATTCTCAGTATGATATTTGGGGCGAAGTAAAACCAAGGGTCACAGAGGCATTTGGAAATAAGGTTGATGGAGCTGTACTGTTTGGTACAGATAAACCGTCTACTTGGAGAGACGATGTTGTTGCGACAGCCACAAAAGCTGGATCCGTGGTAACACTTGGCTCAGCGGATCCGCTGTATGACAAAATCATGGCAGAAGACGGTGTGATTGCAAAAGTCGAGAATTGTGGATACATGGTCAATGGTCACATGGCTGATATTTCCATGAGAGCAAAACTTCGTGGATTAAAAAACACTAATGGTGATCCATTGTTTAAAACAGATATGCAGGGGTCTACACAGTATGCGCTGGACGGTTCTCCAATGAACTTCCCAAACAATGGTTCATTCGATAAGACTAAGGCGCTGATGATTTCTGGAGATTTCTCACAGCTTGTATATTCCATCAGACAGGATATTACATTTAAGCTGTTTACTGAGGGTGTTGTTCAGAACACAGATGGATCTATTGCATACAACCTGATGCAGAATGACATGGTTGCACTTCGTGCAGTAATGCGTCTTGGCTGGGAGATTCCAAACCCAATCAATGCACTTGCAAAAGATAAAACTAAAAGATGTCCGTTCTCAATTCTGAAAGCAGGGGAGTAGGAGTAAATGTACGCAGATTATTCATATTATGCGGATCACTATGGCGGGGATATTCCTGAAAGGGAATATCCATCTGCTGAGCGCAGGGCTGAAGCTTATATCAGGAAACTGACTTATGTCAGAGGAAATATTTTTGCAGTTGAAAATACTGCAGTAAAAGATGCAGTGTGCGCTGTGGCTGACGTGTATTATTCCTGTAAAAAGAAGCAGGAAGCAGGTACGGTCAAGTCTGAGAACAACGATGGCTACAGTGTATCATACGCGGTAGAACAGGCTGACGGTCAGACAATGGAAGAGCTGATCAGAAAGAAAGCGTATGAAGCTGCATCTACATATTTGCTTCCGACCGGGTGGTTATCAAGAAAGGTAGGGTGTTGTCATGCTGACAAATGCGACGATTACAATCTATAACCGAATTCCCGGAAAAAAGAACACATTTGACACCTGGCACAGAACGGTGGTTAGAGATGTACATGTGTACGTGGATCACAAGGCATCTGTTGGAGATTCCGGACTTAACAGCGCAGAAGTGTACAAGATTCGTATTCCTACAGATGTGGGGAATGCAAATCAGTATCTTCCACCAGAGGAATATGTGAAGAAAGATAATCCGGGAGATTGCTGGACGATTCAGATTGATGATCATATTGTTCTGGGAGAATCTGACAAGGAGATTGAAAAGCCAGCAGATCTCACCGATGTACGATTGAGACACTGTAAAGTATTGTCCTGGTCAGACAACCGCTTCGGAGGTCTCCCGCATTGGAGAATAGGAGGCGCTTAAGATGGCATCAAAGAAAAATTTCAGCATTACGACTCCAAGAGGAAGCGTATTCACAGAGGTAACGGCGAACGGTTCTGTCCAAGCGAAGCTTGAATGGAATCCGTCATTTGCCCGGACAAAAGCAGAGAATTTTTCGAAAGCTCAAGAGTTTGTCGATTCCGAATGCCTGAGATATATGAATCCGCTCACGCCAAGGAGAACAGGTATGATGATTAAGTCAGCAACGCTTGGAACTGTGATAGGTTCTGGATCCATTGAGTATCTGGCACCTTATGCCCGCCGGCAGTATTACGAGCATAAGTCTAAAGCGAGATGGTTCGAAAAGATGAAGGCAAGCAACAAGGAGGCTATTCTGAAAGGAGCAGAGCAGATTGCAGGACGGTAAGAAACCGATTATCCAGAGTATCCGGGATTATGTAATGACGTACCCGGATATTGATGACCGGAAAATTAATATTGATTATCTTGGCAATGGAATGGAATATTCTATAGACCCAATTGGGGCAGATCCTATTTATAAAAGATATGTAGATGGGAGCTGCCTGAAACAATTCCAGTTCGCATTCACTTCGAAAGAAGCTTATGATGGTGACGCCAGAACAGGCATTGCCAACAGTGGTTTTTATCAGGATTTTGCGGAATGGACAGAACAGAACAATTTAGACGATATCCTCCCAGAGCTGGACGGGCACGATGCTATACGGGTAGACGTGTTGCAGTCCGGCTATTTATTTAGCACAGAGGAAGATCTGGGGCGGTATCAGATGATTTGCAGATTGATTTATAAGTAGGAGGTACAAAATGTCAGGAGCAGATACAAAAAAGAAATTAGTCGGAAGACACAAAAGAGTGGCATTTATGGACGTTGCCGGTGACGGAAAGACATATACCAGAATGACGGGATTCACGTCTATGTCTGAGAGCAAGAATGCTTCCGAGTACAGCCGCCATTATGTGGACGAAGAAAGTGAGAGAACAGATGTTGTGGGTTATGCCCCATCAAACGATTATGAATTTGACCGCTATACCAATGATCTGGTACAGCAGAAAATTGCAGAAATCACAGATGATGAATTACTTGGCTCTGATGCACAGGTAAGCATCGTTGTGGTAGATCTTTTTGATATTAAGGCAGATACACCGAATACATGTGTTGCTAGAAAGCGTGATTGGAGCGTTGTTCCAGACAATTCAGGAGATGGAACTGATGCATTGATCTACAAAGGTAGCCTGAAAGCCAATGGTGAGAAAATCAAGGGTACCGCTACAACAACAGACAACTGGCAGACATGTACGTTTGCAGCGGATTAATAAAAAGATAGGAGAGTGAGCCGATGAGCCTTTTTAAATACGGAAATCTCGAAGCAGAGATTGATTTTACAGATGTTGATTTTTTAGAAAATCTGGACGAAGCAAAAAAATTAATGGTTGATGAAGCAGCACAAGTACCGAAAACCGGAAAGACAGCGGATATTATTCGCGCGCAGTGTCAGTGTTATTTTAACTTTTTCGACCGGGTGATCGGAGAGGGAGCACACGAGGAGATGTTCCAGGGTAGAACCAGCCTTAATTCATGTCTCGATGCCACAGATGCACTTCTTAAGTTCGAAAATGATGAGGCGCTTAAACTGAATGAGAAATATAGTGATTATATGGTTCAGCAGCACGGAAACAGACAGCAAAAGCGCAATTATAATAAGCAACAGGGAAAGAAGCACAATAAAGGAAATGTTAGTTATTATCCTAATGGTAATAGGTAGCATGCTATGAATATTCTGATTGATAAGTTCCCCGATACGGTATGCGTAAACGGGAAAGACTATGGGGTCGAGACAGATTTCCGGGAATGGATACGATTCACGAAGTTGGTGGAAGACGAGGACGTTCCGTGGCAAATTAAGTGCCGGCTATTATTGCAGTGGTATACAGATGGAATTCCGGACGATTTGGAAGAGGCGATTGAGGCTCTAGGGGATTTTCTTACAATGAGACAGGATGGCGAAGAATCCGATGAGCCAATGCTTCCACCAAAACAAGTGTATTCTTTCGATGAGGATATGGTTTGGATTTACAGCGCATTCCGCGAAGCATACGGAATCGACCTGCAGTCTGTGCCATATATGCACTGGTGGGAGTTTCAGACGCTGTTCATCGGACTTCCGGACAACACAGAAATTAAACAGCGCATTTTGTACCGGAACACAGACCTCCGGGATATCAAGGATAAGGACGAGCGCAAGAGAGTAAAGAAGATTCAAGAGGCAGTTGCTCTCAAGAAAAAGAAGCGCAGGAAAATGACAGATTATGAGATTGGAGATATGTTCGCGTGATGAAACATATGATTAAAATCCCGACAGAACGAAAATGGTACAGATGTCCTTATTGTGGTAAGAAGTTATTGATTTACGAGGATACAGCCAAATGTAGTGGAGTGTATCTGAACTGTCGGGAATGTAAAAGAGAAATAAGTATTAAGCTTTAAAAGCACATGTGAGCCGTTGAGCCGTGCTATCAGAAAGGATGATAGTATGGCAGACGGATATTTGAATTTTGATACCAAGATAAATGAAAAAGGTTTTAATGAGGGTGTTAGCAAACTAAGCGGTCTCGGGAAAAGCGGACTATCCATAGTGTCTAAGGCAATGACTGGAGCTGTGGCAGCTGTAGGAACCGCTGCCGGCGTAATCATTAAGTCTTCACTTGGTGTTGTTGCGAATATGGAGCAACAGGTAGGCGGTGTCGAAACACTGTTCAAGGATAGTGCGGACACTGTAATCAAGAATGCTAACCGTGCATATAAAACAGCGCAGATATCTGCAAATGATTACATGTCTACAGTCACGAGCTTTTCTGCATCTTTGTTGCAGGGGCTTGGTGGGGATACGGCTAAAGCGGCAGAGATTGCAGATATGGCGCTCATCGATATGGCGGATAATGCCAATAAGATGGGTACCAACATGCAAGATATCCAGAACACCTATCAAGGATTCGCTAAGCAGAATTATACGATGCTCGACAACCTAAAGCTAGGTTATGGCGGTACTCAATCGGAAATGATTCGATTGATTAATGATTCTGGAATCCTCAACGAGAAGATAAGTGATCTGGACAATGTCACATTTGACCAGATGATCCAGGCAATTCATGTAATTCAGCAGAATCTTGGAATTACAGGCACGTCAGCAAAAGAGGCTGGAGAAACTATTGGAGGATCTGTTAATTCTGCTAAGGCAGCATGGGAGAATTTCCAAGGCGGAGTAATAACAAGTCAGGAGCTTGTAGAAACATTTGGAACAGCAACTCAGAATATTCTCAAGAATCTTGGTGAGATAGTCCCAAGATTGGGAAAAACCGGACTTGAAGTTGTTGGGGCAATTGCTGATAAAATTGGCAATTCCGTTCCAGCGGCGAAAGGTTTTGCTGATGCAGTTGGAAACATTACTGATAAGCTCAGCAGTATGGATACCGGACAACTTGCAAACCTTGGGAAGATGTCCGCAGTTCTGATTGGAGCTGTTCCTGCATTTTCGTTGATTGGCAAGAGTGCCGGAACATTTTCTGATGTCCTCGGCGGATTAGGGGAGGTTAGCGGTGGAGTTACCGCTAAGTTTCAGAAGATTCCGGGAGGAATCAAGAGTCTTGGGACAAGTATGCAATCCGGGGCGAAGGTATTCCATAACATTAAGGATGCCATACTACTTCCGTTTGAAGATTTGTCTCCGAGTCTAACTAAGATATTTGGAAAAGTAAGTAGTTCCGTTAGTTCTGGCCCACTTGGTAAGCTTGTAAATGATTTCGCAGAAATTCCAAAAGGAATTGCAGCTTCATTTGGAAAAATCGGACCTGCTATTTCTGGAAAATTTCCAAAGATAACAGGCGTTGTTAAATCCATTGGAAGTAGTATATCCGGAACGTTTACGACCATAGCGAATGGGGCAAAGGGATTTGCTTCATTGCTAGGAGGGGCACTTAATTCGGCATTATCAAAGACATCCGGATTTGCAAATAAATTCATAGGCTATCTTGGAGTAGTAGGAGATGCATTTGCACCAGTCTTATCAAAAGCAGCAAGTTTTGTTCCTCAGTTATTGGGATTTATGAATATAGCAGCGGTAGTTGCTCTTGTAGCCGCGGGGCTTGGCTTATTATACAGCCAGTTCGGTACACAGATAGACCAGATACTGCTTATGATGCGGACTAAGGGACCGGAGGTTATCACCAATTTCTGCAATGGAATTGTAACAGCATTACCGAATTTGATTGCGCAAGGTGCTACGATGCTGAATAACCTCATGCTTGCGATTACAGCAAATCTACCGGCAATTATTCAAGGTGGTATTGCAATTGTATCTACTCTGATTACAGGCATTGCGCAACAATTACCTACATTGATTCCAACAGCGCTCACGATGATTTTGACGTTGGTCAGTTCCTTACTGTCTAACGTTGGACAATTGGTAGACGCAGGCATTAACCTATTGGTTGGACTGGCACAGGGAGTTGTGAATGCACTTCCGCAGCTAATTAATAAGGCACCGACGATTATCGGGCAGTTAGCAACAGCAATTATTTCCAATCTGCCGAAGATTTTGCTTGCTGGAATTAAGATCATAACAATTCTGGGAACCGGACTTATCCGGGCAGTGCCACAGCTTATTAGTAAGATTCCATCAATTATCAGCCAAGTAAAGAACGCATTTACAAGTGTTGATTGGGGCAGCGTCGGAATGAACATCATTAAAGGAATTGTGAACGGCCTCAAGGGTGCCGCAGGAGCAATTGTAGAAGCTGCCAAAGGTGCAGCGGAAAGCGCACTGAATGCGGCCAAGAATTTCCTTGGTATCCATTCCCCGTCACGTGTATTCCGTGATCAGGTAGGTAAGATGATGGCTCTTGGAATGGGAATTGGATTTGAGCGGAATATTCCAGTCAAGTCAATGAGTACCGGAGT